AAAGACGATAGCCGTATTATGTATCTCGGGACTCCTCAGACTACTTTTACTGTTTATCGTAAGTTGGCAGAGCGGAATTATAGACCATTTGTTTGGCCGGCAAGATTCCCAAAAGACACAACACCATATGACGGATTAATAGCTCCACAATTACAAGAGGACATAGATAATGGTGCTTTACCTAATACTTGTACTGACCCTGACAGGTTTGATGATGAAGACTTGGTGGAAAGAGAAGCGTCCATGGGAAGAAGCAACTTTGCTCTCCAGTTCATGCTCGACACTTCCCTATCTGACGCTGAGAAGTTTCCCCTCAAAATGTCTGATCTTGTTGTTACAAGTGTCAATCCTGCTACTGCACCCGATAATGTCATCTGGTGCTCAGATCCCCGAAATGCCATCAAAGACCTACCAACAGTGGGACTCCCCGGGGACTATTTCTATTCACCTATGCAACTGCAAGGAGAATGGACTGAATATACCGAGACAATTTGCAGCGTTGACCCGTCAGGACGGGGTTCCGACGAAACTACTGCTGCGTATATATCCCAAAAAAACGGCTTCCTCTATCTGCATGAAATGCGTGCATACAGGGATGGCTACAGCGATAATACCTTGCTCGACATCCTTAGAGGATGTAAAAAGTTCAACGTTACAACGTTGGTTGTCGAGACAAACTTTGGAGATGGAATTGTAAGTGAACTATTTAAGAAACATATTCAACAGACAAAACAGCGAATACTTATTGATGAAGTTAGAGCGACTATTAGGAAAGAAGACAGGATCATTGATAGTCTTGAGCCTGTTCTCAACCAACATCGCCTTGTGGTTGACCGTGGGGTTATTGATTGGGATTACAATTCAAACAAAGAACTCCCCCCAGAAAATAGACTCCTCTACATGCTCTTCTATCAAATGAGTAGGATGTGCCGGGAAAAGTACGCTGTAAAACACGACGACAGATTAGACTGTCTAGCCCAAGGGGTTAAGTACTTTACAGATGCACTGTCTATTTCAGCACAAGAACAGATCAATATTAGGAAGTCTGAAGAGTGGTTGGATATCCTTGAAGCTTTCATAGACAATCCCCAACAAGCCACTAACCATCTGGTTTTAGGGATGGATAAAGACCAAAGACAACAAGCTAGAGGTTTACCTGACGGAAAGTCAAGCCCTCACTGGTTTTAGGGGGGTCCCCCTACCTATACAGGGGAAGGGTGGACCCTTGTAGGGGAGGAGTGAGACTGCTAAAACCAGCGACTCCTTCCTTTTAACTAATATCCGTGAAAGATATTAATGAAACAACTCCACTAACTACCTAAACAGTAATAACAGTAATAACACTATATATGCCAAAACTTAAGTTAAATACCTTTAAGAACATGTACAAGAGTTTGAAGACTCCTTGGAAACCTATTAACTGGATTATATTAGGTTACTTAATTGGGATAGAGAAGAGATATATAGAGCTTAAAGCTGCACATGAAGTAGATACTGCAGTAAGGAAGTATAAACAGGACTACTTTGAGAAGACTGGTGTCTTAAAACAACCTGAAGTACGTATGAAGAAGACCGATACAGGTTGGGAGATGTCGATAGGTGATATAGATGATAATTGAAGTATTATTCTGGACGTCTCTCTCAATGGTTGTCTTATATAAACTAAAGCTCTTTAAAAAATGATGGATGACTTTATTTTAAAGAATAGTTGTCTATCTGCTGATACTTGTCAAAGGTATATAGATATTATGGATACTAATGCCCACAGATCTATACGTGGGACGTTAGGTACAGATCAGATGGATGATCTAGAGGTTCCTATCAATGTTTACCAAGAGCCAGAGCTATGGGAGGGTATTGTTGACACATTACGGAAGTATGTGGATAGATATCCTTTACTTACAACTAACTTTTGCCCTTGGCAAGTAAATGAATGTGCTCAATTGATGAGATACGAGCCAAATAACTATTGTCACAAGATTCATTGTGAAAGTGATGGCGATGAAAGAGTATTTGCATGGATGTTCTATCTAAATACTATTAATAACGGCGGTGGTACTGAATTTATACACCAAGGGATAACAGCACAACCGATAGCTGGAGATATGTACATCTGGCCGGCAGGATGGACCCATTTACACCGTGGTGTTGTAGCTCCTAACGAAAGGAAGTACATCATTACAGGATGGGTCTCTGCAATTTTGGCATAAATGTCTGAAGTGGTTAACGTAGTATAGCAGGTTCCAAAATCCCCCCAAGGGGGGTCGAAAAACATGCACGGGGGATGTATAGTCTGCCGAGAATCCAGTGATGGCAGTGCTTTTTGCTGTGTTCTTCATGCACTACGCTCCGTTTCGGCAGCGAGCGAGGCAATCATCGACAATCTCATGGCGATAGCCATGCGTCTCGATCTCTCTCGATCTGTTGCCTTAACATTCTCAGCTTCATTACACAATTACTATTGTGACAGAAATATAATTGGTACAGTAGACAGATTAGAATACACCACGGTATAATAACTCTAGGATGAGTTGTTGATGATCTTGTTATCTCGACTCTCCCTGATAAGGGTGAGGAGAGTCTCAATAACTTCAATCACAACTCACCTCAACCATAAAACGAGCTTCGAGCTTAGTTGCTTACAACAATCGGTGTCAATCAACAGATTGTTCAGACTAAGACCCACCTTGATAAGTGGCTCTGACAACACAGTTGTTAAGAGCGTAATCGGCGACCTGTAAAAAGGGATCGAAGCGAAAGGCACAGCAGACCAGATCCTCACCGCCGTTCATACATGTCGAAGCATGGGAAGTACACACCGCCAGCCCATCCACCGGGGTGCATACTCGTTCGAGTCGAGTTGCTGGCATTTGTTTACACAAATGAAATGCAAGTTCAAATGTTCTTCGGACGCAACATACCCACTGGTGGATACGTTGACGACCAAGCATGGCAGCAGTATCAAGTACTGCTCGACAAAATCCTTGATGGTATGACCATCCTTGATGGTATTGGTTACTGGAAAGGTCAACAAGAAAAGATGAAGGTTGTCTCTACTTCAGTAGAGCATGAGGATACTGTTGAAAATCTAGTCACTGTTTACAAACAGATGTTCAATCAAGACAGCGTAGCTGTTCAGTATATGCCACCTCTTCAATTCTATTAGCTAGAGATACTCGACTCTCCCTGTTAAGGGTGAGGAGAGTCTCATCTCTACTAGCTAGACATGGCTGTCACATGATGGTTCGATTCCATCACTAGCTCTCATCCCTTGGATGAATTGTTCTTTATACATTTCGATTATGTTCATTGTTAAACCTAGATACTCAACTGCTGTTGAGTTTGCTGCTGTTAATCCATTCACTGCTACTGCAGTTATCAGATACACCAACGGTTATGAGTACAAGTACTCAAACGTTGACAGACTTAAGCTCATCAACTTGATGATGAATGACAACATGTCATTAGGGTTCTGGATCAGAGAGCTAAGTAACAATGCTGTTACTTGTAGATACACTGACCGTTCACCTCGAGCTGTCAAGGCTACCGGCGTTATGACTTACGAGTTTATTGGTTGTACCAATGACGCTAAGTCAACACCTAGATACTTAACCAAACAACAAAGGCTTATTGCCTTTGCTTAGCTGTCGGAGTAGGTGAGGTTCGACTCCTCACCCAGCTATTACCAACCAATGAGGTTGGTCTTATTTCCTATGTCAACATTAAAAGAATGTCTCGACTGTCGCTTCGATTGCATCGAAGAGTGCAGAGATGTGATGAATCACGGCTGCTCGGGAGGAGTGACCGGCTTTATCTACTACTCAGAAACTTCTGAGTTCTACGATGAATACGAGGGAGAGATAGAGGAAATCCTCTATGACCTCGGATACATTCACAACTTTGATCGGGACGATACTGTAAGTATCAAACAACTAAAGAATGCTGCTGTCTGGACAGTGCTTGAGTACTACTGTACTTGTCGCTGTAATGACACTGAATCACTTGAAGTCGAAGACTATGACTTCAGTTATGCGAGGGTATAGCTGATGCAAGTGTACACATACAAGGGCATGCGTATCACAGAGGCACAGCTCGAGCGTGTGCTGGAGTGGGCGTATGCACGCATGCTGGAAGATAAACAGCTTAAGTCTCATGGACGGACACGCCCAAGAACTGTCGAGCTACCCAACATATAGCATGGACGCTCACCTCGTACGCTACTTATGCACCTTAGTATAACTGCGTACGCTGAGAGCTTCTGCTCTAACTGTACA